GCTCGAGCATTCGGTCGATCCGGCCTACCGTCAGTCGCCCAAGGCTGGTTACCTGATGAACGACAACACCCTGATGTCCCTGCGACTCCTTAAGGATGGCCAGGGAAATTACCTCTGGCAGCATGGTAACGTGCAGGCTGGCGTGCCCAGCACGCTGAATGGGCGCTCCTATTACATCAACCAGGCGATGGCCAACATCGCGACCGGTGCACGCAGCCTGCTGTTCGGCGACCTTGGCAAGTACATCGTCCGCAAGGTTGGTGCGCCGCTGATCGGCGCGCTGCAGGACAAGGACTTCTGGCCTGGCTTCGGCATCGCCGGCTGGATCCGCTTCGACGGCGAACTGATGGACGCCGGCGCCGTCAAGGCGCTCGTGCAGCCGTAATCGGACGATAGCGACCGATCGGCCTCTGCAGGGGGTGTGCCCAGATTTGGGCGCACCCCTTTGAGCGCCTTTCTTCCCAGGAGACGATCCCATGAAGGTCAAGTTGAAGACGTCCCTTTCCGGGCCGGATATCTCGCTCGCGTCGGGCGATATCCACGAATGCGACGAGGCCGAGGCAGGCCGTTTGATCGAGGCCGGCTACGCCGTTCCATATGACGAGAAGGCCGCCGAAAAGGCGGTGAAAACGGGACCTGCGGAAACCCGCTGATGTGGTTTCCAGCGATCACGACGGTGGCGCCGATGGATGGCCTCGGCATCGTCGCGTTCGACCAAGCGACGGCCTTCCTCCGTGCCGACAGCACCGATGAGCAGGAAGACGTTATCGCGGCGGTGCTTGCGGCGGCACAAGGCCATGTCGAGGCGTACACATCGAGCCGCCTTCTGACCCAGACCGTCGAAGCGCGCGCCGGCGAGTTCCGCGATCTGATGCATTTGCCATTCGGACCGGTGCAGTCGATCGTCAGTATCCAATATTCGGACACGGCCGGCGGCGTCCAGACGCTCGATCCCGAAACGTACGAGCTCTTCGGCGCCGGGATTGATCGCGGCGTCCGACCTGCTTTCGGTCAGCAATGGCCTCCCACTCGCAATGTCGAGGATGCAGTGAAGGTCACCGCCGTCGTCGGCTACGGCTCGGGCGCCGATGTGCCCACGCCGATCGTCCAGGCCGTGTTGTTGCTGCTCGGCGACTATTACACCTCCCGTGAGGATACGGTTGTCGAGCGCAGCGTCACGCCGGCCGCTCTGCCGAATGGGGTCCAGTCCCTGCTCTGTAATTATCGGATCTACGGATGAGCACCGCGATCGGCCGGCTCAACTCCGGCGATCTTCGCGCCAAGATCACTATTCTGCGCGCTGACGTTTTGGTCGACCGCGGCGAACCGACCGTGACCGGCTGGTCGACGGTCGCAACGCCTTGGGCCGAAGTCACCGGGCAGAGTGGCCGCGAAGCGGTTATCGCTCGGGCGCTCGAGGGCATATCGGTCTATCGGATTCGTATCCGCTGGCGCAGGGGGTTACTTCCTTCGGACCAGGTTCGGCTTTCCGACGGCACCGATCTGAATATCAAATCGATCGCCGATCCAGATGGGCGGCGCGAGCAGCTTCTCATTCTCGCCGACACCGACGGCGCCCAGAAGACGACCTGATGGCGCAGTCCAATTGGCGCGGCATGGCCGAGCTGAACAAACTCTTCGACACCCTGTCGCCGGATGCCGAAGCCGCGCTCAAGGAATATCTGCCCGAGGCTGCGGCTTCGATCCTAGCGCTTCAGAAAGATGCGGTTCCGGTGCGGACAGGCGATCTGTGGCGAGGCCTGACGACCGAGTCGCTTGACGATGGCTTGAAGGTTCGAGCAGGACTGACCGGCCGTGCGGCGACGGGCGGCAGGAGTGATTTGTTCTACGGTCGCGTCGTCGAGTTCGGCCGGCATGCCCAAACCGTGCTAGTGCAACGCCGCCGGCGCGTCGGCGGCCGGCTTCGTTCGTCGCGGGGCAGGAAGATTGCTGCCGACCTTGAGGCGACCTATTCGATGAAGGTGCCCGCGTCGGCACCGCGCCCGTTTGTCGACACGTCTGAGACCGAAGCGGTGATGCTCCGCACGATGGAGGCGGTCGCCGACATCATCGCGGACAAGATGCAGGAGTAGCGGGTGACAGAAATACCCGATCTCTGGCAGGCCGCGCGTGACGCCGTTTACGACGCTCTGACGGCCTCCATCACCCCCGATATTGCGCTCGTCAGGCAGAGCGTGGACGAGAACACGCCGCTCCCCGTCATCCTGATCGGCGACATGGACGGCGAGCGCTATGGTGGAAAAAGGGACCGCCTCGACAAGCTCACGCTCGATGTTCAGGTGACGTACCGCGGCGCCGATCGGCGCGGACTGCTGGCAATCATGGCCAAGGTCCGCAACGCGCTGGACGATCAGGACATCACGGCGACCGGCGCCCAATTCTGTTCACCGACATGGATGACTGGTTCCACCACAGTCATGGCCGACGGCGCCACCCGCGTCGGCATCCACCAGTACGAGATCATCGTCGAGCCAGCGTGAAGCTGCTCGTCCTCTTTTGTGCGCGTGCCCGGCTTTGACCGGGCTTTTTTATGGAGAAACGAAGTGGCAGGCACGGAATATGGCAAGGACTGGCAGATCTATGCCGGGATCGCGGGCAGCCCCGAGACCTTCACGGTTCTCGGCGGCGAGACGACGTTCGACTGGAAGAACAGCACCGACAAGATCGATCTCAGCACGAAGGGCGACGGCCAGCTGAAAGCGCAGGGCTGGGGTCAGTCGACCTTCGATTTCACGGTTCAGGGCAAGCTCAAGGTGCCCGACGCGGCTCTGAGCGCGTTCTACGTCGCTTCTCAGGCCGCGCCGCCGGTCATCGATATCGAGATCAAGAAGGGCGCGATCATCAAATATTCGGGCCAGGTCGGGATCGGCAACTTCTCCCTCACGGCTCCGAACGGTGATGCGGTCGCCTTCTCGTTCGATATGACGGCGACGGCTGTGCCGACCGTCAACAACCTGATGGCGGCGTCCTAATGACGACGGCGCGCCGCAAACCGCGCAACGCGCCACGGTCCGGTACAAGCTTCGACCGAGCTACGAGGCCATCGTTGAGATGGAAGAGGCGACCGGGCTGTCGCTGGTCGAATTGACGCGAAAGGCCGACCGCCACGGATTGAAACTGGGGGAGGCCGCCAAGGTCGCGGTGGCGCTCATCAAGGCGGGCTCGTCTGATCCGATCACGGGCATGGTGTCGGCCGAACGGATCGGCGAGCAGATCTATGAGCAGGGCCTGATCAGTGTCGTGATCCGGCTGACGCTATGCCTCGCCGACGCCGTTGGAGGCGGTCGAACAGCGTCGGGGGAAGCCAAAGCGGCGGTAGCACCGGCCGCGTAGAGCGGCCCTATCGCCGCCTGATGGGCGTCGCCCTGGACGGATTCGGCTGGTCGGCAGAAGAGTTCTGGCGATCCACGCCCCATGAACTGTGGGCGATGATCGACGCGCGCCGCGAGGCCAGCAAGGCCGCCCGCCGCTAAGCGAACCCGACCGATGGGTTGTCTATCGGAATCCCGATAGACGCCTTGCGCGCATGCTCTTGCCGCCAGTTTTTTGGAGTTTCGGATGGTTGCAGGCACCACGCGCAATCTGTTCATACAGATCGGCGGCAGCGCGAGCGATCTCACGATCGCCGCGAAGGCCGGAAAGTCGGCGCTGCTCGAACTGGGCGACAGCGCAGACGATGTTCAAGCCACGGTTCGAGGCGCATTCGAGAAGCTCGGCGGCAATGTCGCGGATCAAGCGAAGGCGATGGAGGACGCCTACTCTCGTTCCTTCGCCAACATCCGCGCGACGGCGCAGGCGGCCCTGAAAGCGCCCACACCGAAGGGCGCCGGGGTTGTCCTCGATCTGAGCGCCTCCCGGCAGGAGGCTGATCAGGCGCAGGCGTCCGCCACCTTCCTCCGGACACTTTCCGACGCGCAAGCTCGTCTCGTGGAGTCGGGCGCCGAGGCATCTGCTGGCGCGAAGTCTCTCGCAGTCTCGCTAGAACTTCAGGCGATCGCAGCGGAGAAGAATGCGCTGGCGAGCGCCGAGGCCGTCCTGGGCCTCGAGCGCCTTGCGGCGGAGAGTGGTATCGCAGTTAAGAACCTCGACGACGTCGCCGGCGGCCACACTCGCATCGGCGTTTCCGGACTTATTGCGGATCACGTCGTCCGATCGTTCGCGGACTCGATCGCTGCAGGCCAATCCCCGATCCGCGCCTTCGCACTAGAATTGCCGCGCGTCACGGAAGCACTGCAGCTCATGTCGCTGGGCGCAGAGGGGGGTGAGAGCACACTTGCCAAGTTCGCCGGCTTCATGGGCGGCCCGTGGGGCTTAGCGTTGACGCTTGGCGCGTCGCTTCTAGCGCCTCTCATCGGCAATTTGATCGAAAGCGGTCACGCCGCCGATGACGCTAGGAAAGCCGAACAGGATTACGCGAAGGCGCTGGAAAGCGTCGGCGACGGGATCGACAAGGCGAACGGCAAGCTGGTCGAGCGCAATCGACTGCTGACCGCGATCGCGCTCCAGGAAAAGGCGCCCCAGATCGATCAGCAGGAAGCGGCCGCTAAAACGTTCTCAGGCCAGGCGTTCACGGCAGCCAAAGCCGTCGCGAACCCCCAGCTTTATGGAGATGTGAGCACCCAGGTCGGTGTCGCAGGGCTGGATTCGGCGAGCCTCAATAACCCGGGCGTTCAGAAGGCGATCGACAGCGCCAATGGCGATGTCGTGAAGTTGCGCGATAGCCTCGATCAGTTGGCGCGGCAGGCAACCGGACCCAGCAAGGTCGCGCTGCGAGCCCTCGCGGACGAGGTCAATCATCTGGCGGGAGAGTCAGTCGCCGCCAGTCAGAAGGCAGATCAGCTGCGCAATAGCGGCAATGCCACGAGCACCGCACTCAGCGGCGGTTCGATTCTTACCGCCGAGAGCATCCGTCGGGCGGCCGCCGACAAAGCCGCCATGTCGCCCCTCGACAAGGCGCGGGCGCATGTTCAGGATCTGAACAGCCGCATAGGGGATGTCGGCGCCGAACCGTACAGTCCGGCGCAGCAGGCCGAGCTCAAGCAGCTCGCCAAGGATTACGACGCCGCCACCGCCGCCGTTAAAAGGCTCGAGGAAGCGCAGAAGGACGCGAGCGCAAACCGCCAGATCGGCCGTCAGATCAATCTCGGCCAGGCTGAGGATATCGTTCACAGCATCGGCGGCACGGTCACCAGCGCTCAGCGCAGCACAGCGCAGCAGCAGGTCCTCTACAACCGATATCTTGCCGGCACGGGCTCGCTCGCCGCAAGGCCAGGCACCAGCCTGCACGAGACTGGGCAGGCCCTCGATGTCGCGAAGACGGCGGGCATTTCGCTGGCGTCGCTGAAGAAGGCGTTCGAGGATGCCGGCGTGCACCTCACCGAGGCGCTCGATGAGGGCAATCACTACCACGTTGGTTTCGGTCCGAAGGGGCCGTCGGCCGACACCTTGGCGCGGCGGCAGCTGTCCGCCGATGACAAGGAAGCCAACCAAGACGGCGCCTTCCAGTCGGCGCTGAAATCGGCCCTGGACGGACTTGCAGCGGCGCAGGCGAAGCAGCCCCAGACGCCGGAATCGGAATACGCCAATACGAGCGGGAAGCTTCAGAGTGACTTCGTGCAGGAAGACGCTGCACTTGAGGACAAGGTCGCCGCAGGAAAGCTCACCGCCGCCCAGGCGTTGCAGATCGAGGCGATCCTCAACCAGACGGATCAACTGAACGACGAGGCCGCCAAGCGAAAAGAACTGGCGACATTGCTCGATCAGCAGATCAAGGCAGAGGACGCGTCGATCGCCGCCCAGGTTGGGCTTTTGCAAGCGCGGCTTACCGGAACAGATGGCCGTGCGAACCAGAAGGCCATAGCTCAGCAGATCCTTGATAAAAATCAGCAGAAAGAGCGTGACGATCTCGGTGCGCTTATTAGCCCTGGTTCGACCGCATCTGATGCCGATAAAGCCGCTGCGGTGATCAGATTGCAGTCCCTTCCGGACCAGCAGGCAGCCGAACAAGCCAATCTGCAGCGCCAGTACGCATCGCCCGGCCAGAAGTACCTCCAGGGCCTCAACGCCACATCGATCGGCGATAGCCTGCAACAGGTCGGCGTGGATGGCGTCAGCAAGCTGGGCGACGAACTGGACGGCGTGATCTCGGGGACGAAAAGCGTCTCGGCAGCCTTCCACGACATGGCGACATCGATCATTTCGGACCTGCTGAAAATCGGCATCCAGCAAGAGATCATCAAGCCGCTCGCCAATAGCCTGTTCGGGGGCAATGGCGGCGGCTTCCTCGGCGGCCTGTTCGGCGGCGGCGGGGTGACAAATTCACAGTTCGCCGCGATCGACAGCCAGGCCGAATCGGGGATCACGGGCTTCCTGAGCGGATTCCATCTTGCCGGCGGCGGGCGCGTGTCAGGCCCGGGATCATCTCGATCGGACAGCATACCGGCAATGCTCTCGAATGGAGAGTTTGTGGTTTCCGCCGACGCAGCCGCCAAACATTTGCCGCTGCTTCACGCGATCAACGACAACCGGGTATCTCGTTTCGCCGATGGCGGTTCGGTCGGCTACGTCCCGTCGATGCCGTCGCTCAGCAGCAGGGACCTTGGCGAGATGCGGTCCGGCGGCGCCTCATCGGTCGTTATCCACGTCCAGGCCAACGATTATTTCGACGCAAAGGTGGCGAGTATCACGGGCGGCCAGATCCAAGCAGCTGCGCCCCACATCGCGGCCGGCGGCGCTACCCTCGCCGCCAACAATGCCGCGCGCAAGCGCCGCCGCTCGCTCGTCTGATAGGACGCCATGTCCATTTTGCTTCCAGCCTCGCCGGGCATTCAGACGGCGAAGCCCCGGCTGCTCGACTTCGGTGCGACGCAGACGCCCCCGATGGGCGGTCCGGCGCAGCGACTGAACCGGCTCGGCAACAGGTTCGCGATCGACGTGACCCTGCCGCCGGCGAGCAGCTTTACCGATGGACCCGTGTTCGTCTCCAGGCTGATGCAGGGTCTGACGGAGGGAGTGCTCTACCCGTTTCCGCAGGACATGCTGATCGGCGCGCCGGGGACGAGCATCGAAGTCAACGGCGGCGCGCAGCAAGGCTCCTCGCTTCAACTGAAAGGCTTTCCGGCGGGTTATACGGTCGCCGAAGGGCAGTTCGCCTCGATCATCTACGCAGGTCGCCGGTATCTGCATGCAGCAACAGCTGCGACTACCGCGACGAGCGGCGGCCTGATGAACCTACCGATCGTCCCTATGCTCCGCATCAGCCCGAACGACAGCGCAACGGTCGAATTTGCGCAGCCGATGATTGAAGGCTTCCTCTCCGGTAATTCGCTCGAGTGGCAGCTGCGAACTGCGCCGTACATAGACGTCGTCTTTACAATTACTGAAGCCGCTTAACCGACGCTCTTATAGGCGCTCGGCCCGCTGAAAAAATCGCCGGTTTGGTGCGATAAAATGCTGCGCCAGTCCGTCGATCGTCGTCATCTTGCACTTCCAATCATAATCCCATCAATCGTTTCGGCTGTCGTCGTGTCCGCGAGAAGGTCTGCTCGGCTAGGGCTGCCGGCTCCCCAAACCGCTTCATCCGCACTCTGCCCGCCGCCCTTGCGCCGCTCTCTCTGTGTGAGCCGATCTGCCGCAGTCTCAATTTGGTCGAACGCGATCCTTCCCTCGACGACTGCCAAATAAAGTTCTGCGGCAAGGTCTTCGCGGGCGCTCGCGCCGGCACCTTTTGGAATAGCGCGATGGACCCTGGCGATAAGCTCCGCGGTCGCTGCTCCATTCAGTCCGACTCCGCGAGACGCTGCAAGCCGCTTACCAATATTTTCCGTCCGCAAAGCGCGATCGGCTGAGGACAGCTGCTGCCTGGCTCGCGCCACCTGTTTAACGGCAAGGCCCCGCTCTGCGGCGATCTCCTCTATAGGCTTCCCAGCCAACAACTCCCGCGAGATTGCCGGCATTGCCGATCGCGCTATCGGCCTCTGGCCGCGACGACGAAAGCCAGATTCCCAGTTCGCCGAGCAAAGATACTGATGCCCCGTCGGCTTCCCGCAGGCGCAGGCCACTCCCTCGTCGAATAGACGCTTGCGGACTTCGGCCGAACGGACACGGACTGTATCGAGATCGAGGTCGAGGGCGATCGCCGTCTCGTGCACCGTTTTGCCGGCCAGGATCATGGGCTCGATCCGGGATAGAACGCGCTCCGGCACGCCGTGCTTCGATCGAGCGGAACAGAATCCTTGATGCCGAGCCGGCAGGCCGCAGGGGCAGGGCTTCACCTTCGCGCGTGAGGTTCTCTGCCAGTGGGCGAAAATCC